TACCGGATGGGAAGATCCAAGTAAAACGCCAGGAATAGATTTTATAGCTGTTCAACGGGTATGGACTAAACCCGTATTTGCTATTGGCGAATCCTATTTTTTACCGAAAGCAAAATACCCAGAGGAAAGAACCAAAGCCATTAAATTCTTTGAGCCATTTTTAGAAGCGGCAAGAAAAAAGAATCCGCATTTCAAATTCGTCAATGAACAAATCAGAAGAGTTGCAAGAGATATCCTTTCTGCAGCTGAACATGAAAAATTCTTACATTACGGATCATAAAATTAGTTCGAGAAAACCTTACCAGCTTCCAAAGGGGAGGAGATCCTATGACATCTATAGGAATTGGAATAGAGGCGGCCGTTCGAAAAATCAAGGAAGAAATAGATTGGAAAATTGAAGACGGTAAGTGGGGAGGTCCGGATATGCTTAAATTCGATGATTGGGAATTAAGGGAGATCTATAAAAATGGAGGGGATCTTGAGAGAATGGCTATTAAAAAAATTCTCGAGGAGTTTCTATCAGGGAAAAAGAAATGGAGGGATGATCACAGAAGATGGATTATGTTGGACCTGTTAAATAAATATGATTTATTATGGGATCCTCAGTATATGTGGCCTACCCCAAATAATATGAACCACGTCAGAAATATAGATCCACAAAAGTTCGACGAATTTATATCTAAATACTGGAAGCCAAATCAAATATACGGAGCAGGCGTAAAATTCGAAAATGCTGATTTGATGAAGAAGGGAATATATGCGGGAGCTACAAATCTAAATATAGGAGGAAGCCAGCCATTTGTTACTGCTGCAGAGGTAGGGGATCTTGAACTGATGGAGCTACTACTTCAGAATTCGCCAAATGATCCCGCGGGGGAAACAAAAGACATAATATTGTCAAAGAAAAATTAAAAAAGGTGACAAAATGTCATATTTTTTACTCCGGAACACTATTCGCACTATTGCCCTTGAAAATATATTGTTAAACTAAAATAATAGAATTATGAATGGATTAGCACTTAGAAACAGAAATCGAGGAGGAATTCCCTCACTTTTTGATGATTTTTTAACCGACAATTGGTTTTCAAACTACCAAAGTCCAGCTATTATGGATTGGGATGAAGAGGGAAACAAAGGCGTAATTACCATCGAGGCTCCTGGATTTACAAAAGATGACATAAAAATTGAATCCAGCTCCGAAGGAATAGTAATCACTGGAGAGATTAAAGAAGATTCTCTAAAAAATAGGCTTAGACAAGCTAGTTTTTCTTACATTCTAAAGAGATCTGATATTGATTCCAAGAATGTAGATGCTAAATTAGAGAATGGAATCTTAACTATCGGAGTTAATAAAGCTAAAGACAAGCTTTACCGAGTTATTCCAATTCAGTAATTTAAATCTTTTTGCAAACGCCCTAAATTCTAGGGCGTTTTTTTGTGGCTTTTATTATACTAGAGATATATAAAATAAAATGATAGATGATTAAGGAAATCTATACGAGATCCCCAGAAGATCCTAATTATGTCTATGGAGTTTACGAAACCGAAGATGCCATAGAACAAATAATTACTAAGATTAAAATGATTTTAGGAACTAGGCAGGGACAGGTTCTAGGTGATGTAAATTTTGGAGTTTCTATTGAAGACCTTGTTTTTGAAACTAGAATTAATAAATTTGAGCTAGAAGAAAAGATAAGAGGACAAATTTTCCAATATCTTCCAGAAGCATCAAAATATAAAATAGATCCCAAAGTATCTTTCGGAAAGGCGGAAGGATATGATTACTGTATTATAGATTTCTTTATTAATGATACAAAAGCGATTGGAATTTTAATAAAATAATTTTCTAAAAATGAGCATGATTAGAACATCTCGAATTAGGCTATCTGAATTATATCAGGATAGCATTAATTTCATAAAGACCTCATATAATAATTTAGGACAATATTTCTCTATGGCCTCTCCTATGGGTCAGCTTCTTCAAGTTATTCTTAATATTGGAAGGATGATCCTATATTATGTAGAAGACTCCATATCAGAATTAAATATAAATACAGCTTCCCGCCCCCAAAGTATTCGGGGTTTAGCAACTCTTACCGGGCACAACCCTTCGAGGGGACAAGCGGCAAGGGGAACTCTAAGAATTACTTATAATGGAAAAAAGATAGATGTATATGGAAATACAATAGTTATTCCAAATTATTCGAAGTTGGTATCTTCAATAAATGGTCTTGTCTATACGATAACATTACCGGGGCAAGAGGTTAGATTAGACCTTACAAGTATTAATAATTTTGTAGATGTAAATATAGTTCAGGGAGCTTTAGAATATCAGCAATCTACAGGAACCGGAGATCCATTACAATCATTCAATTTCCAGAGTAAAAAGGGAGCTATTATAGATAATTATTTTGTTAATGTATATGTCGATGGAAAAAATTGGCCCATTAGGGAATCAATCCTTGATATGAGTTATCGGGAAGAGTCCTGTATGGTTAAAACTGGCCAGACCGGAGGTATAGATGTATTTTTTGGAAACGGATATCAAGGAAAAATTCCATCTTTAGGATCTACGATATTAATTGAATATCTTTTAACTGACGGAGAAGATGGTAATATACAAACACCAACAAGCCAATCCGCAGATAACTGGAAATTCCAATCCAAGGGATATGCTCTCAACTCTCAGGAGGTTGATTTGAACAAGATTCTTAAAGTATCTATACAAAAGGATATTATTTTTGGGACTTTAGCAGAGCCAACATATCTTACAAGGCTTTTAGCTCCTCATGCATCAAGAAGCTTTGTATTAGCCAATGCTAATAATTACATCTATTTTTTGAGGAAGCTAAATATGTTCACAGTAATAGATGCTATTCCTGGATTCGCAACCTTTGAAGACAGATATGCTTTAGACAAATATAATAAAGCTAAAACGACATGGGAGAATACAAATGAACAATATAGGGTTTTAGTATCAACAGTAGGGGCTCAAGCTAAGCAAACGCAGGATAAAAAAATTGAACTAGATGTAGCTCAGCAGCAAGTTTACTATTGGCAAGGAAAGCTTAACGAGCAGAAGCAGGATGATAATACCGTTTATCTATATTTAGTGCCTGATGTGAATAAGAGAATAGCTGCTAACCAGAATTATTATACCTGTTCTCTAGATTCATTCATATTAACAGGAGGGGAAAAACAAGGGATATTAGATTTGATAGAAGAATCCGGTCAAAGAATATTAACTGTTGATAATGCTATCATGACCCTTAAATATCCAAGATTTGTGTTAAATATGTCTCTAGTAATTTATCAAGGATATGAACTTAATACTATTCGAGAAACTATTATATCTAAAACATCGGATTACTTCTTAAAAAATACAAGACGCGATAGAATCCCGGCATCGGATTTAGTAAGGATTATTGAAAATATTGATGGAGTGGATTCCGTCAGTGTATGGTTTGATGCAGATGCCGCAAATATTAACATATATGGGGATTCTCATGGATTGGACTCTTATGGAGATATAATTCTCGAAAGATTCGTCCAAGATGCATTTGGAAATAGAGTTCCAGTAAAAGACATTTACCCTCTAATAAGGGGTGGATGGGAAAGTGTTAACGGGGTTTATTATGATGACTCTACATCCAAAGATAAACTAAGCAATATTAATATTAATCTAAGGGGTATTACTCCTGTAGACCTAAATACTAATATGAATAAAACAATCATAAGTAATCTCTAATCATGGCAACAAATATTCAGAAAAAAAATGCAATAAAGAGGGAGCACTTCTTTTATAAAGTCCGACCAGGATATTATAATCAGGCTAAACATTTAAGCGATGAATATAAAAACTTGGGATACGATTACAGGGGAAAGATATTAAGAAAGATGACATCTCCTGAATTATGGGCAAACCCAATCCAGTATCCTTTTTATTCAAGAATAGAGGCTATGATTAATTTTATTATAGAACAAGTTAAATATATTAAGAAAACCTTTAGTATAGCTCACTCTAAAGATAGTATAAACGTTCCATAAAAAGAATATATAAAATAATAAAATGAATTTTATTTACATAACAGCTAATTTAATAAATGGAAAAAAATATAGCAGAGTCAAAAAAGGTTATTTAAATCCAATGTATGGAAAGATCCCCTGGAATAAAAAGATAGAAAAAATATAATATGAGGATAAATCGCTGGAAATTATTCAACAAGAGAGGAAGTAATCTTAATCCATATTTGGATTCATTCCTTAATCTACAATTTATAACAGATATCCAAAATGCTAGAGGTGCAGAGGGATATGCTTTAACGGATCCAAGTTCATTAATTTCAGAAACTGTTATATCTAATAGCGGATGGAATTATGATTCCGATGTTGAGGTCCAGCTTGCCTATTCATTTGGCGATTATTCTAAAATACTGTCTTCTGCAGAGGCATCAATAAATTTAATAGATGTTTCTGTATTTGATCCTAATCCCAGAAATTCGCAAGGAATAGGATCAGTAGTTATAGATGTGTCTTCAGAATTCATCTATCCGTCTCTTATGCTATTATCAGCTGTTTTCCTCAATCCTATATCAGTGGGCCTTGTAGAGACAGAACATATATCAATATTGGAAGAAATATTTCCAGGATCTTTTATAAGGCCTTATGACACTTCCAATAATATTCTGATTTTAAGATTTTCCGATGGCGATCCTGAAATTAAGATGTTTGAAATTAATGAAGATACTCAAACATTAACTTGGACAGATGAATTGATATTTGATACTTCAGTATACGCTCCTAATACTCCGCTAATTATTAATATAGGATTCGGATCTGAAGACGAAGGAGTATTTGAAAGGAAATTAAGGATATATCACAGAATAGGAGATGAAGATCTGGAATTAGCAGAAATTATTGTTAATGCTCAATCTATAGGGCCGGATGAAAGGTTTGATATTCTAATGCAGGATTTTGGTCTTCCTAATCCAAAAACTATTCCGCATCTTTTTAAAAGAGCAGATATAAACGAATCATTACCTGATTGGGAACTTCTGAATTATAAGGGGAAACATATCATACTTGAACATGATAAAATAATGCCTTATATAGGCACGTATAAGGCTCTTATCAATGCGATCAAGTGGTTAGGCTATGAAGACATTAAGGTAAAAGAATGGTTCCGTAACGTTAAAGATAACACTAAATTATCACTATGCGTTCCTTATGAAGCAAAAGACCGAACGAGGACAATATTACATTTTAGTCCGGAAGAGAGAAGGAATCTTAAAAAATTAAATCAGCTATCTCTCGTATATTGTATTACTCGGGAAACTGGACAAATAGATGAATGGGGGAATCCTATAACTGAGGATTGTTATGAATATAATCTAAAGGAGATTTTAATAAAACTTAAGGCTCTAAAGGATTGGCTCGAGAAGAATATTATAGGTGTTAATGCCAGAATTACTGATGTAACAGGAGAAGGAGTTTATTTTGAAAGATTCCAAAATTTTATTTATGCGACTCAGGATAAGGGACAGAGGATTACATATTCGCAATCTCTGACCCCTAAATTTGTTTCTGAAGATTCAGAGTTAGTCATGGGGGAAGCCTCTATTGGTCTGACGCTAAAAGAGATTACGGAAACTGAAATAGGAAAATATACAGGATTGACTATTGGCGATTTTCTCCAATACTATTGGGATCCTTCTAATCTCTCATTTGATGTGGCCGATGCATCTACATTATGGTGGGATCCATCAACGATAGCCATAGGCGCTCCATTTAAATTTCCATTCTATCAGCTCCAAGATATTCAGTGGAAGGCTTCAGTTGAGAAAACAGAAGCTGGTGTTCTGTCGAATGCTT